ATAGTTTCAAGAAGGTTTTGTAGGACGATGCCGACGATGCCGATGCAAGGTACTGGCTGAACTCCTTATCAGCCTTGCGTTCTTTCTCGGAGTAATACCAAGGAATGTGCCTCGCTGACTCAAGCAATGAAACCCCACCGATAAAATACTCCTGCCGATTGTAAACGGCAAAGGTCGTGTCGATAGGCACGTCAACTCTCGCTGCCATGATAACCCTTGAATTACGCTGACGAGTCGCTTCGTAGTTGTTCACGTGGGTATAGTACGACGACCTTGGAGGCACGTCATCCCATCGGAGCGACAGGCCGACCTTGCCTGCTTGGGGGAATTGCTTTAACCACTCCAAGCACATGGGAATCGTCCGCTTGCTGGTCTTGTAAAGGTCAAGGTCCGGGTCCGTAACCGCATAGAACGGCTCTCCCAGTTGTTGCACCAAGCCCGAAGTCCATGGGGCTTGATGGCCCAAATTTTCGTCAAGCATTACGACCTTGCAGGGGTTCGTGGCGTACCACTCCAGCAATGGCTCGTAGGTTGAACCGTTGTCCACGATGTAGATGTCCCCAATCCCCTCCCACTTGCTCAAGTCCCTGACCATCGCTTTGGGCCACGTCAGCAGGTTGCGGTTGTTGATGATGACGGGGATGCCCATGTTAGAACTTGTAAACGGCAATAAGGTCGTCGTATCGGCCCGATTCACTAAGGTCTATGGCCTCAAAGATTGAATTGCTCGGTGCTACGGCTGACAGGTTCACGAACCAATCCTTGCTCTGCACATCCTCAATCATTAAGACACCGCCTTGGTTCATCAATGGAGCATACAGGCTGACGACTTGCAACATGGAGCTTAAAGTGTGCGGGCCGTCGTCAAGCAGGAAGTCGATGCCGTTCTTAAAATAGTCCCTTGCGACTTGCACGGATTCGGGTGTGTAGGCCGATGCGATGTGAAGCCTTGAACGAGTCCAGTCAATGTGCTTGTCAGCCTTTGGCTTGACTTGGTTGGCAATGTCGTAGAACAGGAACTTGGCCTTGGGCAGATACTTGCACCACATAGCCATGGACCCTCCGTGCCACACGCCTATCTCCACGAAGTTGATGGAGTCGGCTCGCATTTCGGCCAAGTACTTGGCATAGGTGCTTGTGTAGTTGTGGCCGTTGGCCTTGTCGGTTCCTCCGTCATAGTCGGCACCATTGAGGTCTAACTCGTCGAGGATGGCAATCAGTTCTTTGTCTTTCATGGTTAAAATGTGATTACAAATTTTTCGGGACCCGGCCATCCGGGGTTGGTATCGTGAACCTTGGTGTCGGGCTTCTTACCAATCCAATGTTCGGCCTGCCAGCGGTGTTCTCGTACAGGCTCACCCAGTTCCTTAATGTGGCTTGACTTGGCCCACCAATAGGTTCCACCAAAGTAGGGGTAGCCTTCAGGGTTGTTGTGATCCGCCATGTGAGGGAACTGCTCTTTGGTAATCCAATGACATCCCACCGCATCCACCCCTTCCAGCAGTTGTAGGCAGCGTTCCCAAGCCACGACGTTGAAGAAGGTCATGCTTCGATTCCACAACTGGTTTATCAAAGACGGGTCGCTTGCCCCCTTCGTGTGAGCGTACAGGTACACGGCTTCTTCCTCTTGGCTTGCCCGGTACATCTCGGTAAGGGTCGCCTGCTCCCAAGCGTTGGTTCGGGTAACCACGACCTTGACCTTATCAGCCACCATCGAGTTCTCCAGCACCTCCTTGACCGCTTTGCGTTGTTCGGGTGGACCGACGATGCCGACACGGATTTCATCCAAGACCCCGATAAGTCCGTAGTTACAGACCGCCATCATGTGTTGGTTCAGAATTAACTGCCAATTCCCTCCGCAGTAGATGTGGTAATAGTGAACGACTTTCATAAGGTCCAAAGGAGGGTTAGAAGGGTGATGATAAAGAAAATGGCTGCAAGCGTCTTCCCGATTTCAATTAGCAGGTCAAGGATGCGTTCCGTGTTCATAGGGCCAAAGTTACACAACAACATACTTTCCTGAATTACTGACCCTTAACTTGTTGAGTGCCACATACCGCATGGCATCGCAGGCGTGGTTGAACGAGTCAATCGGAACCCCTGTGTTCTTGCCCTCTTTGTCGGTTGCCCAAGTGTAGGACCGCAGTTCTTTGATGAGGTTGGTGCTATCCTTGGTTACCTGCAACTTGAAGCGTTTCAGGATGTCAATCCCGTTCCTGACCGAATCGGGACCCTTTTCTGCTGGCTTTATATTGAATCCAAGTCGATAGATTTCTTCAATGGATTTCGGTTCGGCAGAGTCCGCCACGATTTCCCAAGCCCGGGTAATCCCCAGCGACCGCAACTTATCTGCGATGTCTTGGTTGGTAAGGCCCGTGGAGTACAGTAGTTCCTGAATCAGCAGGCAGTCCCCTTGGCGGTAGATAGCGACCAATGCCGTTGGGTCGTTGCTAAAGCCCCAGTCAAGCCCTAAGGCGACGAATTTCGCTCGGCTGACATCTATACCCTCCACAACCTCGAAGTCCTCGTATATCGCACCCTGAAGCGTCCCGACCTGACCAAGGCCATAGACCTTGTACCAGTTGGCCCAATACTCCGAAGTTTCAGCCTTGACCCTTGCTTTCTCGATGAAGTCCTTCGCACTCTTGGGGCAGGCTTCGTTGTCCTTGTAGGTTAGAATGAGGAAGTCCACGTCCTCGTCTTGCATCAGTTCGGAGTGAAACCAAAACTCGTTGACAGGGTTCCAGTCAAGGATAACCGACTGCTTGGTCCGTGCTGCCAATTCCGTGTAAGCGTGGAAGGAAAGGTTGTTGGCCTCGTTCATGTAAAGCCTGTCCCTTCTTGCACCCCTCAACTTGGAATCATCGTCAGCCGAAAAGAATTCGATGTATGACCCGTTAGCGAACTTATACCGAAAGTCGGTGGCGTTCCATCGGGCAGCATTGAACCGCCCAGTAACGGTCATAATCTTCATGAAGTCCCTCATGGCCCCACGTTTCAGATGTGGGATGGATTCCGCTACAACGCTTGTTTCCGTGTACGGGTTCTTGGTGCAGTAGTCAATCTCAACGGCAAGGATGGAATACGTCTTGGATGCACTGGAACCGCCTTGTACCCCTTTGACGAACCGCTTTAACTCACGGACTTTATTTACGGCCGTGGTTCGGATGAACTTCTCCTGCTCTTTTACCGGCATTAGTCATTGTCGGGGAATAGGGGTTGCTCGATGTGGACCGTGTTCTCCTGACGCTCCACAAGGTTGTTGAGGCGTTGAGTGATGGACGGGTTGTACTGACCGACCATGCCCCCTTCGATTTGGTCTTGACGGATGGTTCGCCTTATACGCGAGCAGATGGCTACATAGTCGTCATATCGCTTGTCCCTGTTTGTGAAATAGGTCCCAAGGTCCTCAATGATACCTGCATCGGCACACCAGTTCTCAAAGCCTTCCAAGGTCAAGGGTCGCTCCAAAGGCTCATGCTGGGGGATAGCATCCTTGCCGGGGAATACCGTCTTGGTCCTTGGGTTTGCCTTGACCTGCGAGCGGTATGCCTCAAAGTACTCCCACATCTTTTCGGGAGTTTCGATGTACTTGCCGTTGCCCTTGCTGGTTCCCATCAGTATTCGATTTTGTCGATAAGGTCGCTTATCTTGTTTACGATTTTCATTTTCACTTCGTACTGGTTCGGGGCATTGGAATCGTCCACCGCTCCGATGCAGTCGCATAGGGTGGTGATGACCATCATAAGCGAGTCCATCCGAGCCTGCACCTGTGCCTCGTCATCCTTAGCCTTTGAGTTCGCCAAGTTCCCGAAGTTTGTTCCTGCTCCAAGAGAGAGCCGACTTGCCTCCCCAAAGTAGGTACGAGATGTAACCGCAGTCGGAGGTGTCGTCTGCATTGTCGTAGTAGGTTTCTGCCCGGGACAGGTAGGAGTGCATCCGCTTGATGGTTTCGAGCGATATGGATTCCCCGTTGGCTAACTGCTGCGCCCTGACCTTACCTGTTTGCGTCGCACATTTGTTTCCGTTCCGCTCGTTCAATTCTATCCCTCGCTTGGCATTCGACCGAATCTCTTGGCCGTAGTCGGAGTATGACTCGAACTGCTGCCTTTTGTGATTCTCCCACGTTGAGCCACAAACGGCAAGCCGTTGAGCCGTATCGGGGAACTCTGCATTGGCCTCGTTGTTGGACATACAACGACCGATAAAGCCTTCCTTGCTTTCGTTATCCTTCGGAATTGGTAGGGGCATTGCTTAGTGGGATTGTAACGGTGTTTTGGTTGACTTCGAGGAACAGGTCCGCTTGAAGGTAAATGTATTGGAGAGCCGATTTTACGCAGTCAGCGCACCACCAATTCGTGGGCGGTCGTCCGTGAGCGGTCAGGATGGCTTGCAGTTCCCCAACGGCATCGGGTGGCAGTCGCATGGTTAGGGATGCCACATATTGGTCCCAGTACTTGCGATGCTTTTGGGCCACGATGAATTGGTCGTTGGTCATTTGAAGGTCCATTCTCGGATGATTATTGCGGTGGCAGATGAGGCGAGGCCAAGGATTGGAGCCAAGTACCATTGGCACGTTGGCAGGGTCAGGGCAAAGCCAAGCCAAAACCCAAAGCAGGTCATACACGAAAACGGCTTTCGCTTGGCGAATGGCAAAGCGTAGAACCATCCCGGCAGGACCCGGAACTCCACGACCGCAAGGGTCGCAAGCGCACTAATCAGGATTGGAAAAACCAGTATATCCATTGGACTCGATTGCGGTTTTGATTTTGGCCTTGGCCTGTTCGATGGAGTAGATGATGGACCTATAAGGGATGCCCGTTTCTCTTGACATGGCCTTCATATTCCCGGTCTGCATAAGCAGGTTCAGTAGTTCTTTGTCGTAAGGGAAGGCCCCATCCTTGGCCCAAGAGTCCATCTCTTGCTGGGCAATAGCCCAAAGGTCGTCAAGCAGGGAATCGTAGTCCTTGCTTAGTTCTTGGGTTTCGGGATCTACTTCGACCCTCTCGTCGTGATGACGGTACTTCTTCGCAAACTGGTTGTTGTTGCCCCGGTACAGGTTCATTATCAAACGAACGATGTAGAACCGCAGGTAACCTTGCACCTGCATCTTGGTAATTTTGTCGGGGTCTTTTTCGAGCAGAATCAGGACGACCTCTTGTTCGAGGTCCTTCCAAAGCGGATTGCCCCCCGTAATGGTGAGGCAAGCCTTGCGGATTTCTCCGTTGCGATAAAGTTCAAGGATGGTAGCCTCTGCGTTCACTCACGCAAAGATGGAAGGGGTTGTCGCTAATGTTGCAAAAAATCCCGTGTCCTGTTTAAAACCTGTGTACGCAGGAACTTGATGTCCGGCCTCGCTCTCATGTTTATCGCAAGGATTTCGAGGTTGTGCATGACTGTGGCGTGATTCCTCTTGATGATACGCCCGATTTGGCAGTAGGTGTAGAGGTATTCCGAGTAGGCGATGTCGGCAAAGATGCTTCGAGCAAGGACCAGTTCTTGGGTCTTGACTTCGCTCAAGATGTCGTCCGGGCTGACTCCGACGACCTCTGCCGTGTAGCCGAGGATGGTGCGTGAGATTAGGTCCATGCTGAGTCTTTTATGTTTAAGGATTTATGGTTTTGTCTATAATTTGATTCGGAATATCAAACCAACCATAATCGTCCATTATGCTTAAAAAATACCAACCAATAATAGTAATGGTTAAGACTATGGTAATTACAAACCATAAAAGGTATAACACAAAAGCCGTTATTAATAGGATTATTTGGTTCATTTTGTTTGGGTTAAAACGGGTTTGGTGGTAGAGGCATCCAATGGCTTACTTCGATTAGGAACCACGTTTGGTGTTCGTAGTACCAGCGTCCATCTCCCAGCCATGCGTAGGCTTGGTTCATGTCGGTCGTAAAAATCAGGACAGGCTCGTAAGGTGTCGGCATACGGTCCAAGCATTTTATCCATTCCATGGTCAGGCGTTTTTGGCTTGAAGGATACGACCGAGCAGGGTCCAGTTCACGGACCAAGGCTTAATGGTTTCGGATTTGTCGGGGCGGTTGCAGTTGACGCACTCCTTGCGAATATGGAGTTGCCAGCGTCTAAAATCGATTGGTGTGGTTTTCATGGGTTTGGGGTTTAGCATTTTGGTGGTGTCAACGAAATGGTCTTTACACATGGGTTCGCGTTTCCGAATCCCAAATCTCGGTCCAATTAAAATCCTTCCAGTTATCCTTCCATAAAAGTTTAAACTTTTCTTTGATTTTTGATTCAAAACTTCTTGCCTCTTCCAAGGTGTCAAAGTCCTCCTGAAAATCATTCATCCCACCATCGGGATAATAGCAATCACCTGCAAACACTAAAAATCGTTTCATGGGGTTGGGGTTTGGTTGGTAAGTTTATAGGCTGACGCTGGGGGAGGTTTGGTAAGACCAGAGGCTGACGATTGGTTCACGAATGAGTACTTTCCCGAACAAGATATAACCCATTTTTTTCATCATAAGTGACGCTCTCGTTTGCTATGATTTTTACATCATTAATTGATATTTTGCAAGGTTCACCTAAGTAGCAGATAGATTCATTGTCGCTTTCGTGAATGATACCTGCTTCGCAAAATTTTGGGTTTATTCCCTTTGGTTGAAAGTATATTGTTTTCATGCTATGGGCTGACGGATTTATCATTCATTATATGCGGTAAGGGTGCTTATTGACCGATTTCTCATTCATTGTATCCGATTGCGTATAGGCAAATCTACACATCTATTCCACACTTGCAACCACTCGCTGAAAATCCTCAATGCTCCTGATGACCTCGTACCTGTACCCTGCCTCTTGGACCACTCCCTGCCACCACTTTTGGGACAGGGACTGCTTGCCTTTCTCGGCTTTGAACTCCAGCATCACCGCACCGGTTGGCGAGAGCCATATCATGTCGCTGACCCCTGCGACCACGCCCATGGCCTTCATAACGCTTCCGGCATAGGCATTCGGTGCGTTGTTGTTGACGGTGAATAATCGGCCACGCTGATCAGGAAAGTTGTTCCAGTGCCACTGGAAGCATTCAGATTGAAGTTTGAACTCGGACATCATGATTGAAAGATTTTAAATCGTTTTGCATTGTGAAAATACCAACCTCGCTTCCATCCCATGTAACTGACAAACTCTTCGGCCTCGGCCCTGCTCTTGCAGTTGTGTAGCACCCAGTATGGACTGATCACTTTGGCCTTTGCCAGTTGAGCCTTTTGAAACATCGTGCTTTGCTTGGCTATCTGCATCGCTTGAGGTTTAGAGAGGCGTGATAATTCTACCATTTCATTGGTTTCTTTTGGTTTTCGTTGATAAACAAAACCGCAATACTTGCATTCCATAGCAGCAATGGGTATAGTAGCCTTGCATTGAAAACAATTTTTTACGCCACCAATTCCGGATGATTCACGAATGCGTTTCTTTTTTAGGGACCAATTTTGGTCATCCTCCCAATACCCATGGGTTTGAATGTTATTGCCAAAATCAAGTAAAGTGAAAAGTGATTTAGTATGCGTAACCCTTGAGCCTCGGCCAACCATCTGCATAAACAACGGAAGGCTCGCAGTCGCCCGGTAAAGGATGACGACCTCGATGCTTGGCTCATCATAACCCGTAGTCATTAAATCGCAGTTGCAAAGGATCCCATCGGTTGATTCTTTAAACCATGCAAGGGTATCGGCTCGCAAGGACTTTGGCATCTCTCCGTCAACGT